CTACCCACAGTAGGATCTGCAGCTTTAGCTAATACCTTCAAAGCACCACCTAATAATTTAAATCTTCCTGGTAATCTATTTGTAAGTTTATCAGCGTAGTCTCTAAACATATTTGTTCTTGCAAACAAACCAGTGTATTTATCTCCTGGAATTTTAGATTTAGCTGCGGAAAAAATTTGTTTCCTATTTAACACATAAGGTGTAATGGATCCTGTTAAATCACCAGCTAATATAGCTTCGTTTCTACCTTTAAATTTTGAATCTTCTTGTTGTAATTTTACACCTATTGGATTTTTTTCTGCCTGTTCTAATGTAGCTACATCACGTGCAGCTCCTGCTCTCTGTTGTATTATAGTGCCTGTGTCAGGTCCCTCCAATAAACCTTGTCTTATTGCTTCGTCTACAGCTCTTTTCTCCCTAGTAGTAAGCTTATTAGGATCAAAAGTCTTATTATTTATTGCCTCTTGTATTTGAGATAAAGTTGCCATTATAATTTAACATCCTCTAAAGTTTCTCTTATTTCTTTTTCAGTAAAAGCTTTTTGTAACGATGGACTTATGTCTCCAATAGAACCAGCAGTAAAGTTTTTAAGTTGTCTTAAATCTAAAATAGTAGAGTATAGTCCACCAGCGTTTGTATATAATCTTTCTTGACGTTTAATATCAGCTGCTAACTGATTAGCTATCGCTTCAATTGAAGCTTTAACGTCTCTTGATGATCTTGTTAAAGAGAAAATATTTACTATTTCTCTTGCAGCATTAATATCTCTTTGTGTTAATCTATCTTGATCTTTAAAAGTATTCGCCAATGCATAAACTAAGCTTACCTCTTGTACAGCAAGTTTTTCTTGTTCTGGTAAAGTTAGATTAGAGAAGCCGCCAACATTAGTCTTAAGTCTTTTCTTAGCTTCAGCTAATAATCCATTTTTATCTAAATTTTTAATTTGTTTTTGTTTTTCCTCTTCTGATAAATCAGGATCTCTGTTGATTGCATCTACTTCATCTTGGAAAATTTGATCTAATTTAGCTTGTGCATCTCTTTTTGTATCTCCTAAATCAATACCCAAAAGATCTCTTGCAACACCAGTTGTTCTTCTAATGAAGGCATCTACAGTTAATGGAGCACCAGCTTTTTTAGTCTTTCCCTCTGGAGTCAACTCATTTAGTGTTTTTAAAACATCAAGAGTTGTTGAATAAGCAGTATATCTATTACCTAAAACATCTTGAATATCAAAAAGTCTTTTTCCAATATCTTTTTGTGCTCTAAACTGTTGAACAGTGCCTATAACTTTACCCGTTGCATCTGTTATCGGACCACCTTGTGGGACAGTCACAAAGGCTTGTTGACCATCAATTACTACAGGTCTTTGTATTGTTCCATCTTTTAATTCAAATCCTGCTACATTTCTTAATTCTCCATCAGGTGTTCTGTATTGAATTACTCCAGCTGTTCTATCCGGAGATTTTGCTCCTGTGTTCAAAAGTTTCATATGATTCAACGCTGCAGTCAAAGAGGCTTCTCTATTCTTTGCTCTTATTTCACCTTCCTTTAATGCAAGTGTTGCATAATTATTTACAGCTGGTCCAAGTGCTTGACCAAATACTTCTAATGCTCCTCCTAGACCTTGTTTTCTAGTTGTTCCTGCCATTAACCCAGCGACTAAAGTAGAAAGAAATACATTTTTAGCTTGTGATTGAGGTTGACCTTCAGCTATTTCATTATAATATTCTCTTGCCAAAGCAAGTGTTGCGTCTGTTGCTGGGACTCTACCAGCTCTCATATCCATAGCCTCTTTCTCTAACTCAGCAGTCGCTTGTTTTTCTTTTTTTGGTTCTTCAACAGGAGCTTCAGGTTTTTGTGATGGAAGCTCAGGAGAGCCCTCTGCACCTGTTGGCCCCTCTTGTCTTTGTTCCGGTGGCAATGATGCAGTGTTCGTTACAATCTCATTCAAATCACCAATAGGTTCTTTATTTACAACTATCGCATTATCAGGTTGAGTTAATTGATCTGTTGCTATCTGACCCTCAGACCCTTCTTTTTTAGCTATTGCCTCTAATTTTTTTCTATCTCTTCTCTGCTTTCTAGTTTCTTTTGTTGGATCGATTGGATCAAATAAACCTAATGGCTTTCCTAAATCTTGTGGAAAAATAGCTGTTCTTGTTGTTCCAATAGGTTGATTTTTTAAATAGTCTACTGCACCTAAACCAAATCTACCTGCTTGTGCTGCCATACCAGCAGCTCTAAAAAATGGATTTATTGATAATAGACCACCAATACCGTAATCTATAATAGGAGCAAAAGCACTTTCATCGCTTATACCTAATTTTCTTCTTCCCATTCCAACTATAGGTGCTAGTCCGCCCGTAGCGATAAGTCCTGCGGTACCAACTCCAGGAGTAAACCTGCCAGTTCTAGGACTAAAAAATTGACCTGGTCTTTGTGCAAATGCTCTTATATCTCCTACTGCTCTTTTAAAAATATTAGGTCTTAACGCTGGCACTTGTGTTCTAGGATTTATTTGTTGTTGTCCAGTTGATATAGGTTCACCAACCATAACACCTGTTTGTGCTGTAATAGGTTTCAAAGCACCTTTTCTTAATGCTTCTTTTCTAAACAAAGGTCTATTTAAAACTTTATTGAGAGACATTATCTCCCTCCCTGCAGACCTTGGAATGCTTGGAAAGCCCCAATACCAGTTCCGATTGATTGTGCTAACGGACTTGTTTGTGGTTGTGTTGATGCAGTAATTGTAGATTGAGATTTAGGCCCTGCAGCATAAAGATTAGATAAAAATTCAGCTCTTTGAAACGGTTCAAATGCTTGTTGTAATTGACTTTGTCTTTGTGCATCTAAAACATTTTGAGCTAGTTGTCTTTGTATGCCACCTGCTGCTACTAAAGTATTTATATCACCTTGTGCCATTCTTTGTTGAGCACCACCAATATCAGCTAATAATCCACCGATTTGAGCTTGCTGCTGTTGTTGCTGTTGAGCAGCACCTAACGCTGTGTCAAAGGCTCTTTGCTGCGCTAAACCTACTTGACCTAATCTTGCTCTTTCTAATTCTGCTTGGGCAACTCCTTCCCTACCACCACCAAATGCACCTGATTGTATAGCTCTTGCTGCTAAAGTATTTTGAGCTTGTGCTGCTTGTCTATTAATCTCATCTATTACAAATTGTTGATTAGGATTTAAAAACTGATTGATGTTAGGTGTCTGTGCAGCCAGCAATTGTCCTATACCAGATGTTACAGTTGGTGCACCCACTCCCACGGTGCCTGCAGCAGTTAATCCTTGTTGTTCTAATGCTGATAATGGAGCTACTTGTATGTCAGGAATACTAACAGGTTGTTGCGCAACACTTCGCGCTAAATCCATTAATTCTATTTTTCTCTCTTCTATACCAGGAGCTTCTCTTATAGTGGTTTGTGTTATCCCTGTTCCTCCTGATGGAGCTGGTTGTGAGCCACCGCCACCGCCTCCTCCAAATATGCCTTTTACTATTGATCCCATTATAAATCTTTCTCCATTTGAATGTGTTTAGCCTTCCAACCCCATTTTTTTGAGACTTTTGACCAGCCTGGTCTTACCCAAAAGCTAAGTTTTTTACAGCCATTAAGTTTAGCAAACTTTGTAACAGTGTTCACTATCTTGTCTTCCCAAAGATGTCTTTTTCTACCTGTGCAAATAATAGCCTCTAATTGAGAGTAGTTCGGAAGTGCTGCTATTCTTGTAACAAACAAGGCAAACACTTGATTTAATTCTTCCTCATCACTACCAAAAACTAAAAACATTTGCGCTTCATCTTTTTTCAAGAGATCTTTTATGTCTTGAGGATCAGCAAAACCGCCTGAATATTTTAATGCTTCAGCAATCATAAAATCACATAGTGGCCAAAACTTATCTATATATTTTGGCTCAACTGATAAAACAGATATGTCTGGTTTAATTGGCTTGGGCTTTTGCATTTCTACTTCCCTCTAATAAAT